CGCATGGTGGACATCTTGTTGTCGTCATCCTTTGACGACTTCGCCGGGTTAGACCCTACGTTTGCGACTTTTCCAGCCGCTACCATGCCTGTAGGATCAGCCATAATGTTACTTCTGACCCTTTTTAGCCGCGGCGCGCTTCGTCGAATACGCAATCGCTACAGCTTGTTTGATCGGCTTACCAGCGTTTACTTCCGCCTTGATGTTTTTGCGGAACGCTTCCTTGCCAGCCGACTTGACCAAAGGCATCTTACTTGCCCTTCTTCATGGGCGTCTCACGCATCCGCGTGGTGATGCTGATGATGTCCTTGCCGCCTGCGGTTGGCATAGGCTTGCGCGCCAGCGGAATGGCGTCCATTTCGGCCTTGGGCATCTTCATGGTGGGCATCTTCATGGGAGTTGGGCGGCGCATTATTTACCCTTCTTAGCTGTCTTGGCGCTCTCTTTGAACGCCTTTGCCGTGGGCGCACCCTTGGCACCCACCTTACGCATCTTTTCGCCAGAACCAGCGGCAATCCGCTCCTTCTTGGCGTTGATGTTAGCGTAGAGACCTGGCTTCTTCATTAGCATTTCCACCGCTTGAGGCTGGCCTTGGCACGTTCGCCGTCCTTGGCCTTAGCCGCCACCGCGCCCATCCTGGCGCAAAATGATGCCTTGCGGCCTGCGTCGGCCTTAGTCTTGGGACTGGGCGCTGGTGCCTTAAGGTTTGACCCGGTTTCCCGGTTGTACTTGGCCCGACCTTTCTCAGTCAGTCCCGCACCCTTGGACACGGGCAGCTTTTCCCCGCGGCCCACGGCCAGTGAAACAGACTTTTTCTTGTCGGCCATTTCAAGACCCCATCCAAGAATTAATAACTCCGCCGGGAGAATACGCGTGCGTGCGCTTCTTGTCAACGCGCCCTTCGCGTGACGCTACAGGGAACGCGAACGTCACCGCGATGGCGTCGGCGGCATCTGGCGACGCCAGCCCGCGCGAGCGCATATCCTTCTTTGACTCAAGGAACAGCGTACCCTTGCTGTCTGGCTTTGTCTTAGGCCCGATCAGGTCAGATTTCAGGAACCTGTCCGCTGGCACGCTGCCTGTCTTAAGCCAGTCACGCATCGCACCCCACATCTCGGCGCGCTTGTTGCCCCACATGATCTGGTTCTTGGCCTTACTGCCGAAGTTGACGCCCCTGATCTTGTACCGCTGTTCCTTCAGCCGATCCACGACGCCCGCGCCCAGCCCGCCCTCGTCGATGACGGTTAGCGCAGGCTTGTACTCCTCTATGGCGTCGATGACGTGACCGACAACTTCCATCGTGTCCGCGCCACGCAGCCGCTTGATGTCGATGATGTCCCGGCCTTGCCGCACCGCGATGACGGTAGCATCCGATCCGAATCGCGCCGGATCGACGCCGATGACGATGGGCGCGGTTTCGTCCTTTTGCCGTGGCCGTTTCATGGCGTCGTCTATCAGATTGACCGGAATGAACTGATCGTCGCCCTCGCTAGGGAACTGACCGTAGACTTCCACGTTGGCCTGGTAGCTATCCGCGCCGTACTCGTCGAGTATGCGCTGATACAGGTTCTTGTCGGTTCCCTCGACATCCCGCGCGTCGATGTTGCTTGTGCGCCAGAACGCACGCTTGCTGTTGAACGCCTCGTAGAAGTACCCGGTGTTGCGCCGGGGGTTGGAAAACGCAATGTGAAAGCGGTGCGGCGTGTTCTCCGTGAAGAACCCGTCACTGACCGACCAGATGCTGTCGGGGATACCCGACGCTTCGTCGAAAATCAGCATCACGCCATCCCAGTTGTGAACCCCTGCGTAGGCGTCTGGGTTCTCCTCCGACCACAGCCGCCCCTCGACGGCCCAGTAGCGCGTGCCTTTCTTCAGGTCACGCTCGACCAGTTCCGTGATCCACTTCGCGGGCATGATGCGTGTAGCGGCTATCTCAAACCAGTGGCTGTTGATGGCCATCGCCAGCCACTTGGTTATCTCGGCCCAAGTCACCGACCGTAGCTGCGCCTCGGAGTTGGCCGACACGATGGTTGTGCTGCCGATGCGCGTAGACAGCATCCAATGCACCAGCCAACTGACCAGCGCCGACTTGCCGATACCGCGGCCTGACGCCACGGCGTTGCGGAACGTGTCGTAGTCGATCTTGCCGTTGTTAGCTTTGATGTGGTCACGCAGGGTTGTTAGCACCTCGCGCTGCCACTTGCGCGGCCCAGTGAAGTTTTCCAGCGGCGTGTTCTTTTCGCCCCACGGGTAGGTCAGCAGTACGAACGCCAGCGGGTCATCCTTGATAGTCGGCGACCATAGCCGACTCATCAATTCCATTTCTTCCGTCGCCGAGTAAATGGGCTGTTGCATACAATTGGCTTTCTACATCTTTGCGCGCTTTTAGAGCCTGCGTTTCGGTGTCAAAAACACCTAACGCACGACGTTTTCCGTTAAAATCTATATATGCCCGCCATCGTTTACCATTGAAACTGCGGCTAATACCAATGTGTTTTGAGTAAGCGTTTTCAGGTTTTAATTTATTCTGACAGTTTAAAAAGCGTGTGGATAGCCTAAGATTGGATATACGGTTATCGTTGCGCACGCGATTTATATGATCTAGTTCAGACGCAGGCCAATCGCCAGTTTTATACATCCACGCTAATCGATGCGCTTTGTACGAAACGCCATCTAGCTTTATAACTGTATAGCCGTGATATGAGGGTGTTCCCGCTGCGCTCCCCGGCGTGCAACGGGGGCGTTTCATACGCCAACAAAAAACGCCCGTGTCGGGGTCATACACTAGTAGACTTTTCAGCCTCTCTTGCGTTATCAGTTCGATAGCCATCAACAATGTCCTCTTGTTGGTTGGTCAGGAATGTGGAGGGCGTTGGTGCGTCCTCCACTTCCGTATAGAGACCTTCTATAACACGGCGCTCGGCTTTTTCCAAAGCCGCAATCACAGATATTTGCCCTTCGACTGTAATCTCTATTGATTGTGCAGCTTTCCACCCATGCTGATGCTTAAGGATGTCAAGCGCGGCCTTGGCGTCGCCCGCGGCGGCGGCGTCGTACAGCGTCTTGGCGGCGTTCAACTCGCCCTCGGAGCGGCCTTTCATCTCGGCCATCTCGACCAGCGGGTCAAACTCCTGAAGGCGTCGGTATTGGCTGGGCGTCAGGCCAGCGGCCATCGCCAGGCTGTCGCCTTTTAGGCCATAGCGCGCGGCTGCGTATATGGCCTCCAACCGCGCCTCGGTTGCTTCGGGCCGTTCAGGTGTAAAGGGCAGAGAGTAGAAACTCATGGTGCGCGACAGTAACCGTTGCGGGTGATGTGGGCAATATGCAAAAAAAATTTTGAGTTTAAAAAAATTGTTTGCGAACCCTGCCCGTGACAGTCACGCGCCGCTCGGCCCCCTGGGGGGGGCCTCCCGGTTCCTGGCCTCCCGCTATGCTGCATTGCAGCAGGATTGCGCGCGGTCATTTGCCCTAGCTTGGCGTCCTTGGCGACAAAACACCTGGTCGGCTGGCGCGCGATTGGCGCAGTCATTCCGCGTGCCGATCCGCGTGCCGATCCGCGTGCCGATCCGCGTGCCGATCCGCGTGCCGATCCGCTTGGCGTCCTTGGCTATGACGTAGCAAGTTGCTAGCCGACTAGTTATGTCATGACCTAGAACGCCAAGGATGCGCGTGCGCCTGGTTCGCAACACAATCGTGTCCTTGGCGTCCTTGGCGTTCTTGGCAGGCTGGTTTCAGTCGCGGCCAGAATACATGGGCACATATGCACATATCTATATATACTACTTTTTCTTGCTTAAAAATATCAGCAATAAATAGACAATCCGCCAAGCCCCCCACGCTAACACGTTGATTCGCCGCGCATATTACCCCGCAAAACCTAGGTTTTTTCCTGGTCGCTTGTTACCTAGCTTTTCACCCAAAACACCCACATTTTCACCCTAACATTACAAATTAGTAATCTTGCACAAAAAGGTGTTGCGGTATGGTCCGCCGCTTGTATGATGAGGCAACACCACGAGAGAAAGGACCCTCCGATGCAGACCACAAACTTCAAGGCAGGCGACGCGGTAACTTGGGCGCGTTACGGCGTCACGCATCGCGGCACATTGGTAGAAACGCCGCGCGGTAACGTCGCCATCATCCGCGATCACACCACCTACAATCGCACATGGGCATCTGTTGATAGCCTCACGCTTGCCGCTTAGCATCCCCCGGCGCGGCCTAACCACCGCGCCGACACTCACACTACACGCAACGAAAGGCACCACAGTATGATCGGCCATCAAATCCAATTCACGCGCACAAGCCGCAACGCAAAGACTGGCCCCATCGCCGTCACTACCACAAGCGAAGAAAGCTGCCCGGCGGCTTGCCCGCTTAAGCGCAATGGCTGCTATGCCGAAGGCGGACCGCTTGCTATCCTGTGGCGCAAGGTAACAGAACGCAAAGCCGGGCTGGCATGGGATGGCGCTATGGCCGAGATTGCCAAGCTGCCAAAGGGTTCGTTGTGGCGCCACAATCAGGCCGGCGATTTGCCCGGCATTGGCGACGATATCGACTTAGACGCAATGCGCCAGCTTATCAGCGCCAACAAAGGCAAGCGCGGCTATACCTACACTCACAAGCCGGTAACTGGCGACAGCGCCACAAGCATCAACAATGCGCTGCTAATCGCCGAAGCGAACGAGCGCGGCTTTGCCGTCAATCTGTCGGCTAATAGCCTGGCTCACGCTGACGAGTTGGCAGATACTAACCTAGGGCCGATCGTCGTTGTGCTGCCAGCCGATCAAACGCGCGCCACCACAACACCACAGGGCCGCAAGGTAGCTATCTGCCCGGCTACTATCAGCGACAGCGTCACTTGCGCCACTTGCGGCTTGTGCGCCCTGACAAGCCGCAAATCCATAATCGGCTTTCCGGCGCATGGCGCTAGCAAGCGCAAGGCTAGCGTTGTGGCGCTGGCGGCATAAGCTTAACCTAACCAACAACGAAAGGACACAAACACTATGACACGTTCAATAAGCACGATTGCACGCGATATCCGTAGCGACTGGGCAAAGCCTAACTTTGCCGCGGTACCGTACCTTGACGCGATGCGGCACATTAACGCTATCGATGACCTATACTATTGCGACCGCGCCGACAGCGTTGTCCGGTACTTCCTCGCCAATGCTACCGCCTGGCGCGGCGATACCGCGCGCGCCATCAAGGCGGAGCTTAAAGCCATGCTAGGGGGCAAGTAATCATGACAAACTATAATCGTGAGGCGGTAGCCGCCGCTATCAAGGCCAGCCGCAAGCCGATTGGCAAGCGTGAGGCAAAGCTTATCCATGCGCTGTTAAAGGGAGCCTAGGCCATGTCAACGCGCCTATACTATGTCGACGTTATCCCGCGTCATGCGGCATGTACCGACAGCGGCCATACCTTCGACATACGCGCCCCTACGCGCGCCAGCGCCATATCCCAAGCGCGGCGGCTAATCCGCGCGGCCATGCATTACGATAGGCACGACGGGCCGCTAATCTATACCGCGCGCCTGGCCTAACCCTCACACGCAACGAAAGGACACTATATCATGACCACAGAATTAGATCGCGACTACTACCGCGCTTGCCCTGACAGCGCGCTTGTCGAAATGGCCCGCCATAGCGACAGCGAGCTGGCCCTAGTGCTAGGCGAAGCGCTGGCGGAAGCCTTGTCAGTGCGCGCGAACGACAGCCGGTACATAGACGCTCTGGAAGCCAACGTAGCGCGGCTGGAACGCGAGATAGACGATCTGCGTAGCGCATCGTTCGACTGATGCTTGCCGCGCTGATGGGGCTGCTGATGGCCCTGCTAATTCTAATTTGGGAGGACTAACCATGACCCGATACATCACCGTTGCCGCGTTGATCGAGCGTGACCGCCGCAACCGCCGCCTTGCCCGCGTAGCAGCCACCGTGGCCGGTGCTGGCTTTGTGCTGGCGATCCTGGCCCTGCCGATCGGCTGGGCGCTGACATGGTAGACCCCGAGCGCCCCGGCAAGCGTCACCTCACCCTGCGCCAGTCCATCATAACCATGCTGCTGGTGCTGGCCATTGCCTTCGCGCCTTGGCTAGCCGCCATCCCGTACCGATAGGAAAATGACCGATGAAACCGGCAACAGTGGAAAAGGCTGTGCGCGAGTTGCGCAGCGTCCCCCGTGAGCAGTTTAGCAGCCTGCACCACCTGTTGCACTCTATGCTGATGTCAGCAGGCCGCATTACACTTACCGACATAAACGGCGAGCGTTTCCCTCTTGTGCAGAACGGCAACGGCAAATTTGAAATTGCCGAGTGGCTGCTGCCAGACCCACTAGGAGCCTCCAATGAGTAATTCACATGGCGAAACGGATAATCGACTACGAGATCGACCCTCTATTTCGGACGCCGGGGTTGCCTCGCATCCTGCAATTGCGACAGATCAAAGCCCAAACGTATATGACCCCCGGCGAGCAAAGGGAGTTGCGAAAATTGGAGGAAACCCAGCAGACGATGGAATTCCTGTTTCACCGGGGGAAACGTCGAGCCGCAAGGCGAAAGCAATCCGCCGCTACCCCGTCCGAAACGCCATAGTTCACGCCGCGCGAATGGAGAAAGCCAACGAACGCCGC